TAATCGGCAAGGCTGCAACAAAAGTGAAACTTAATTTTGCCATTACCGCCGTGGTTGCTTCAAATAGCAATGCGGGGTCATTGGACAACCTGGAAAAACTCATCATAGGAATTCTTACGGCATTGCCGTCAGGATACGTTGTTGACACCGTTGACAAACCAACGGTGTTGGAAGTCGGGCAATCACCAATGCTTGTTGCCGACATCAACGTTTCAACATACTACACACAAACAATCTAAGGAGAAAAAATGTCAACGATCATCACGGGTCGCGATCTAACACTGACGATCGATAGCGACTCTTACGACGCACAGGCGACCAGTGCAACACTAACAAACACGCCAACAACAGAGACTTACCAAACGCTTGACGGTAAGGCTTACAAGACTATTGACAACCAGTGGGCATTTGAAGTCGAAATGCTAGCTGACTGGGGTGCAGCCTCATCACTATGCGAAGCACTTTGGTCTGCAATGGAGACTGCTCCAAATACTGCGTTGGTTTGTTCATTAACTGCCGCAACAGGCGCAGTTTTTTCATTCAGCGTTTTGCCAGTGTATCCAAGTGTCGGCGGTTCAGCACCGGACGCACAAACCGTTACACTTTCATTTGTTGTTGTCACTGAAGTTTCAGAGACATTCTAAATCTAACAATCGGGAGAAAAAATGAAACTAGCAATTACAATCGAATACAACAACGGCGATTCAGCAACTTACACGGCTGCACCGCCTGAGTGGGTAAAGTGGGAAAAAAGCACGGGAAACAACATTTCCCAGGCACAAGATAAAATTGGTATTTCCGATTTGGTATTTCTTGCCTATCACGCCATGAAGCGTGAAGCGGCAGGAAAGCCGGTCAAGCCGATCGAAGTGTGGACAGAGACAATTTCTGACGTGCTGGTCGGTGACAACGAAAGCCCAAAAGTTTCGCAGTCGGAAGCCTTGCAAGACTGATTTGGGAAGTAGCCTTGGCAACAGGGCTACCCCCAAATTGTTTTGAATCAGCCGAAGACATTTTGACCGCAATGGACATTTTAGAAAGGCGCAATCGTGACAAGTGAATTAGTCGCTTACGACAAAACTGAATTGCGCGGAATCTTAAAAGCGTTCAAGGCAATGGACGACGAAGCCGCAACCCAAGCCAAAAAAACATCAAGTGAATTGGCTGACTTTGTAAAGTCAAAAGTAGCTGCCACGGCAAGCCAACGCAGTAAAGGTCAAATTTCTGCAACCCGCATTGCTGAAGGTGCAGTGGTTTCCAAATCGTCAAAGATCGGTGAAATTTCTTATGGATTCGCCCGACAGAAATTTAGCGGTGGGGCAACCACCCAACAACTTTGGGGCGGCAATGAATTCGGTTCAAACAAATTCAAACAGTTTCCAGTGTGGTCAGGCAAAGAAGGTCGCGGGTCACGCGGTTGGTTTATTTATCCAACCTTGCGAAGTATCCAACCGGAAATTGTCAAGCGTTGGGAAGAATCGTTTTCGGACATCATAAAGAAGTGGAATTGAAATGGCTGCACCGAGTCGTACGTTAAAACTTTCCATTCTTGGAGACGTCAGCAATTTAGTTTCCAGCCTTAAAACAGGCGAAAAGGCAGCCGACGACTACACCAAAACGCTTGGCGACTTTGGCAAAAAAGCCGTTGCAGCATTTGCAGTCGTTGGCGCAGCCGCCACCGCATTTGCCGTTCAATCGGTCAAAAACGCATTGGCTGACGAATCAGCCCAACGCAAACTCGCTGAGACATTGCGGGCGTCAACTACTGCCACCGAAGCACAAATCAGCGCGGTCGGCGACTGGATAGATACAACATCAATTGCCATTGGCGTAACCGACGACGAATTGCGTCCGGCGTTTTCACGTTTGGTTAGATCAACCAACGACGTACAAAAGGCACAAGAATTGGTCAACCTTGCACTGGACATTTCAGTGGCAACCGGCAAACCATTGGAAGCCGTTTCAAATGCATTGGGAAAAGCCTATGACGGCAACGCAGCCTCACTTGGACGACTTGGCTTAGGTTTAGATCAAAACTTAATTAAAAGCAAAGACACCGACGCAATCTTTCAACAATTAACGACGACATTTGGAAGTTTTGCAGAAAATGAAGCATTAACAACCGAAGCACAATTTCGTCGGGTAGGCATTGCCGTTGACGAAGCCAAAGAATCTATTGGCGCAGCCTTGTTGCCTATTGTTGAAAAACTAGCTGCTTTCCTTATCGAAACTGCCGTGCCAAATTTGAACACGTTTATTGCTGCATTGACGGGTAAAGGCAGCCTTGCTGAAGCAACCGCGGACGGCACATTGGGCGCATTTGAATTTGGCAAAATGGTTGAAAAAGTTATCAAAACCGTCTACAACTTCCGGGGCGTACTCATTGCAACCGGGGCAGTCATTGCCGGTGTTTTTGTAGTTTCAAAAGTAGCAGCCGCAGTCACCGCAACAATTCTTCTTATTCAATCATTGATCAAGGCTTACAACGCTTTGAAGGCGTCGGCATTGGTTGCCGGTGTTGCATTGGCATTTGCCATGAACCCATTGCTGGGCGTTGGTGCCGTTGCCGTTGCCGCTTCCGTTTTAGCGGGTGCAAACGCATTAGCAAATCGGGATAATACTTCAACACAAAATTTAGGTGTACCTTCAAACATTGTCACCGATTACGGGACTTATGTACCGCCGGCGTTTAAGGCTGATCAATACACCGGTGAATCGTTTATGGGTACAACGCCAAAAGGCGGCGGCACTGGGTCGGCTGCTCGCGAAATTCAAGGTGCTGGCAGTGCGGCAGAATTACAAAAACGACTTGAAGCCATTTCAAAAGAAATGCAAGAATTAGTCTTTAGAATGTCAACGGGTGGAATTTCGTCCACCGCTGCTCAAGCCGAAATTGATGCGCTTAGGGCTGAAATGAAAGTCTTGACAAAACAAAGTGAAGCCCTACAAAAACAAAGCACGGTCAACATTACGGTCAACGGCGCAATCGACCCTGAGAGAACTGCACGGCAGATCGTTGAAGAAATGAATAATTCAACCTATCGTGGCGGCGGCGGCGGTGCTGGCAGCCTTGTATTCCCATGACGCAATGGAATCCAATTTGGCTTGTTGAAATAGACGGCACTTCATACACAACGGCAATTCTTGCTAACTTACGCGTAACCAGTGGACGCCGTAACATTTATGAACAAGCAAATGCGGGTTATGTCAATCTTGAATTATTAGACGTCAATCAAACTGCCATTCCAGTCAACATAAATTCTACAATAGGCGTTTCAATTAAAGACACTTCAGGCACATTTGTGCCAATTTTCGGTGGCAACGTTGTTGACATTGGTTTAGAGGTGCGAGACATAGGCAACACTATGTTCACGCAAACTTATTCAATCACGGCATTAGGCGCATTGGCACGTTTGCCAAAAGCATTAACCAATGGTGTTTTGTCCAAAGACTTTGACGGCGATCAAATTTATGAAATTTTACAAGCAGTTTTATTTGCTTCTTGGGCGCAAACGCCAGGGGGTATAACGTGGGCAACTTATGACCCAACCCAAACTTGGGCGGGTGCAGGAAATACAGGGTTAGGCGAAATTGATCGTCCAGGCAATTATGAATTAGCCGCTAGATCATCAAACCGCACTGACGTTTATTCACTTGTTTCAGCATTAGCAACTTCAGGGCTTGGATACATTTATGAAGACGCACAAGGTCGCATTGGATACGCAGACAGTACCCACCGCACGAACTACCTTGCAACAAATGGTTATGTTGACCTTGACGCTAATTATGCCCGTGGTAAAGGTTTGCAGATTCAAACCCGTGTGGGCGACGTGCGCAATAGTGTAACAATCAAATACGACGCCACAAGTAGCAGTGAAAAATCAGCCCAAGACGCTGCTTCGATAGCCTTATACGGCGAACTTGCGCAGATTATTTCAACAACCCTTCACAATGCTAGTGACGCCGAAGATCAAGCATTGTTTTATTTAGACTTGCGAGCCAACCCGCAACCTATTTTCAGCCAAATAACATTTGATTTAACAAACCCTGAAATTCCAAACGTCCAGCGCGATCGTCTTATCAACATTTTCATGGGTGAAGCCATTGCCCTAACCAACTTGCCCTTAAACATGAATTCGGGAACATTCCAGGGGTTTGTCGAAGGTTGGACGTTTCAAGCCTCTTACAATCAACTTTCCCTGACGTTGTTACTTTCGCCATTGGCTTACTCACTCCAGGCAATGCGTTGGAATGACGTGCCAATAACCGAAACATGGTCGTCCGTGTCGCCGACTTTAACGTGGGAATCTGCCACAATAGTGGCTTAGAAAAGGAGAAAACATGACAAACCCAACAAGCAACTTCGGGTGGCAAATGCCAACTTCGACTGATTTGGTCACAGACCTTCCAGCCGATTTTGAAGTTTTTGGTCAAGCCGTTGACACTTCATTGGCTGATCTTAAAGGTGGCACAACTGGTCAAGTATTGGCAAAAGCGTCAAATACTGACATGGACTTTGTATGGTCAGCTGACGCTTCAGGAATTCCAGCAAGTGCATTTACTGCCAAAGGAAACATTTTGGTTGGCACTGGAACATCAACTTATGCTGCACAAGCGGTTGGTACAAACGGTCAGGTATTAACTGCAAATTCAGCACAAGCCGACGGCGTTGAATGGACTACACCGTCAAGTGGTGCTTACACTTTAATTAGTACAACAAATGCAACTGGTTCTTCAAATGTTGATCTAACAAGCATTGCAGGAACTTACAAAGACCTTTTGATTATTGTAGAAGATTTTTATTTTAGTGGTGGACCAACAAATTGCGACATTAAATTGAATACAACACAACCAAGTTAC